AACAGGCGGTGCAAACGGCATCACTCGTGGATTATACGTTAATCCTACCTTAACCGCTGCTGCTGATTGGCGTAGTATTGAATGGTCAAACAATAGCGGATGGGGATTGTATGGGGCAGGGACTGCGAATAATTATTTGGGGGGCAGACTATCTATAGCAACAACAAATACACCGAGGAGATTAAATATAGAGCAAGCGAATGGAAGTACCGCAGCTTCAATTGGATTATATTCAAGTGGAACATTGGTATCTGTTATTGGTATAGATACTGCAAGTACAACTGATTTGCAAATAGCGACTGCACAAAGCATAAGATTCTATGCAAGTTCAACTATTGGAAATATTGTTACCGAACCTACTAATGAAAAAATGCGACTCACCGCAGCAGGGCGATTGCTTTTGGGAACAACAACCGAATCAACATTCATACTTGATGTCAACGGAACTGCGAGGGTGAGCGGGGATTTATTTGGCAGTTCTTATTTTCTTAATAGAACAAATAGTGGTGGTTATTATTCAGGAACATCGGATAACTTTGGATTTTGGTATACTGGTAGTGTAGGTAACATAAGTTTAGCAAACGCACAACCTATTGTTTTTTCTACGGCAAATACAGAACGCCTCCGCATCACAAGTGGGGGGAATTTACTTGTGGGAACTACGACTGACGCAGGGCAGAAGTTGCAAGTGGTGGGAACGACTATATCAACGGCAACAAATATACCTTTCCAATCTGTTGTTACAAGTTCAGAAATGTATAATTCATTTTTTGTAAATACATCAACCTTAATTGGGTATATTGGTAATGGCGATGGTATAATAACTAATGGTGGTACTAATAATTTTGGGATAAGAGCAGAAGCAGATTTAATTTTTGCTGCTGGTGGAAATAATAGAAGAATGACCATCACCTCAGGTGGCAACCTCCTTATCGGAACTACAACTGATATTGCATCTTCAAAAGTAACTATATCATCAACTACACAAGGATTCCTCCCACCTCGGATGACAACCACACAAAAGAACGCAATCAGTAGTCCTGCTGCAGGTCTGCAAGTGTACGATACAACATTAAATCAAATGTCATATTACAATGGCACAACTTGGGTAAACTTTTAAAATAAAATAAAAATGGCAAAACAAATCTCACCCGTTACAATATGGGTAAATGGCGAAAGCAAACAAGCAGAGTATTTTCAAGTGACTTGCATCAATGACAACTACGAGAACAGTGCTACCAATTATTGGCAGTTGTTCACCAAAGTTGTAGATGCTGAAGGTGTTGAATCTCAAGGTGAGCAAGTTGCTCAATCCAATCTGACAATTGATGGACAGGATTACATTAATTGGGGTGACCAACCCGCAATGGCGATTAACGCTTGGATTTATCAGTGGAGTGCAGATAAACTTAATTTAGTAATTTTACCTTAAAATAAATACTATGACACTTGTAGAAATGAAGGCTGCTGCCTATGACCTGCTCGCTAACTTAGAGTACATTCAAAAGCAACTCCAAGAGGTAAACCAAAAGATTGCAGAAGAACTCCAAAAAGAGAAAAACGAAAATGGATAAAAAAATTAGTGCATTACCGATTTCATTTGAGCAGTTCAGCAAAGACCCCGTAAAAGGTTTTCTGTTCATTACACTTATTGCAATTGGTTACTTGTATGTAGACCAAAAGATGCAATACACCGAGCAGATTGAAAGGCAGGGAAGCAAGATAGAAAAGTTAGAAGCAAAAATTGATGCTCTTGGGATTCAACTCAAGAGGTCTGATTCATTGCTCTCGGCTACAACATCTAAAATCTTAGTCCTTCAAGAACTTGGTAAAATCAAATGAAACGATTAATTGTATTACTATTTATCTCATCATGTGCCAACCCTGTCAAAGAGGAGAAAGTTCTTTTTGATGGGGTTGACACTATCATTATGCAATCAAGGGAACATATTGACACTATTGTAAAGTTCCTCCCAAAAGTTGACAAGCAGATTGAGAAAGCAGAGAAGCAAGTGTTGACCAATGTGCAAAGCATCAAGATGCAAAATGCTAAACTCAAAGAGGATGCAAAAATAGTCAAGACCATTACAATTAGAGATACCATCATCATTAAGGAAAAGACTAATTTTTGGGGTAGGAAAAAAACTTCTACTGATTCCATTACATCAATAGATTCAACAGAACAACAATGAAGCAATTCTTTTGTGAAGAAAACGGCAGACTATCAATGAAAAGGTTATGCGGTTTTATCTGCGTAATCATCATCTGCGTAACAATGTATCATAACTCTTTCCATGAAACTGAACCATCAGAGGCATTGGTTTATAGTGTGTCTGCTCTTGCGTTTGGTTGCCTTGGTTTAACAAGTGCTGAGAAAATATTTAAGAAAGATGAGAACAAAGATTAATGCACCAAGGTTGTTGTTAATTGCAATTGGATTGCTTTTTTTATTGCTTTGGGTAACATCTTGCAATCCAGTTAAGCAGGTTCTTCGCAATCAAGAAATGCTTGAAGAAGTCGCAAAGGTTGTGGTCAAGGGGGGATGGTGTGCGAATGATACTACATTCATCACCAAGACAGATACAATTATTGATGTTGATACCTTGATTGAGATACAAAAAGACTTGGAGGTAGTTACGTTTAACGATACTACTTATTTCACCAAGTGGAAAACAAAGACAATTACCAAGACCCTGACCATTCGTGATACCTTGAAATCATACATTGTTGACAATGCTCGTGTAAGGTTATTACAGACCGATTCAGCACGTTTAAGCAATGAGGTAATAACTTGGGAAGGAAAGGCAAAAAGAAGGCAGTTATGGATATTTGCATTGATTGTAGTTTGGTTATTAATTAGATACCTAAAAGATAGAATATTATGAAACTAAACAAAGCAGGTGCAGACCTGATTAAATCTTTTGAGGGGTGCAAACTTAAAGCATACCAATGCTCTGCAATGAAGTGGACTATCGGTTATGGCAATACCTTCTATGAGGATGGCAAACCAGTTATGCCAGGTCACGTTATTACACAAGATAAAGCAGAGCAACTCTTTGAACTGATTGCTTCAGACTTTGCAGGTAAGGTTGCAAAATTAGTAACGTCAAACGTAACTGATAATGAATTCGCCAGTTTAGTTTCTTTTGCATATAATTGTGGTGTAGTCAACTTGCAAAAGTCAACACTACTAAAAAAAGTTAATGCCAATCATAATGACCCTACCATTAGGGCAGAGTTCTTGAAGTGGAACAAGGCAGGTGGCAAGGTTCTTGCAGGTCTTACTCGTAGAAGGGAAGCAGAATCTAATCTTTATTACAAATGACAAAAGTACAAATGTGCGTTGATTATCGGGAAAGGTTCGGATGGGATATGCCGACCTTAAAACTTGCAAGGATTATTTACCAAGATAATCCTTTACTTTTTGCGTCACTTGATTCAGTGCGTACTGCCTTGAGAAGCATTGAAGGTAAGGGTGGGGCAAGGGTGGCAATAAGAAAAGAGGTTGAAGATAGACCTAAGAATCCTTATAACCTTCCACAGTCCGATGAAGCAATTTATGAACCTTATCAACTTGATGCAAAGAGGTTACTGGTATTATCTGACATCCACATTCCATATCATAGCATAGATGCATTAACCTGTGCTTTTGATTACGCTAAAGATGAGAAACCCGATGCCATTCTTTTGAATGGTGATATCCTTGATTTCTTTGGATTGAGTAGGTTTGCTAAAGACCCAAAGGCGAGGTCATTTGCACATGAGTTAAAGACTTTTAAGGAGTTTATGGATATCGTTAAAAAGACATTTGATGCCAAGATATATTTCAAAATTGGCAACCATGAGGAAAGGTACTTCCATTTCCTTTGGATGAAAGCACATGAGATTGTTGGAGTTGAGGAGTTTGAACTTGAGAACATAATTAAATCAAGGGCAGAAGGTATAGAGATAATTAAAGACAAGAGGATAATGAAAGCAGGTGACTTGAATATTTTACACGGACACGAGTTTGGGGGTTCTGTATTTAGTCCTGTAAACATTGCAAGGGGTCTATTCTTGAAGGGTAAGGTAAGTGCTATGCAAGGGCATAACCATCAGAGCAGTTCTCATTCTGAGAGCAACATGAACGGGGAAATAACTACTACCTGGTCACTTGGTTGCCTATGTGAATTACATCCAGCATACCTGCCCATCAACAAATGGAATCACGGGTTTGCTATTGTAGAAATTGATGGACAAAACTTTGAGGTAAGAAATAAGAATATACATAAAGGCAAAGTTCTTTAGTATGGAAGAGGACCTCATTTTAGGAGAAGAAGAAGAGGTTGAATATATTGAGGAAGAGATAGGACATTCCTTTCCCGAGTATATATCTTGCTCGGTTGAGGTCCTGACAATGCTTGAAACCGCTAATCCAATGACCCGTGAAGAGGTTGAAAAGATGCAAGAATTAAAGAAACTTTGTTTAGAAATGCTTGAACATTCAGTAAAATCCATGCACGGAATGCTATTTACTAATGACATTTGACTGTGTTTCATTGTGTTTTTAATGTGATTCTCCCCTGATATTTCTATATCGGGGGTTCTTTTTATGGGTAATCGCAAAAAAATATTTTAAAAAAGATTAAAAAAGTGTTCTTTGTATTAAAAAAAGAATTACCTTCACTAAACAATCACACTAAAAAAGCACATTTATGAAAGCAATTATTAAAATTAATTTACTGAATCTTGAAGGAACAATGCATAAGGTCCTTAAAGTTGAGGATGGTTTTTATTATATATCTGTCCCATTTTTGGATGATTTTATCACATTAACTTTCTTACCTTCTCAAGTAGAAATATTTAATTAATCACTTCAAAACCAAAAACAATGCAACAAGTAGAAATCACAAAAGGCAAACTTCTTCAGGTATCTCATGGTGGAAAATTTCAATTATGGAGATACAAAAGAGTTGAGTATGTTCTGTATGTTCTTGATGGAACGTATATGACAAGGAAGCAAGATGAGATGATGGCAAAAAAGTTAGAACTTACACCAGTATTTTAAGGGAGGTAACTCTCCCTTTTTTTCACAATTAAAACCAAAAACAATGAAACCAAAAACTATCATCACTTGGGCAACAATCATCGCAATGCTTTGGGTAGTCGGTCAGATTCAAGACCAATTTTGCAGATAATGAACACTAAGAAAACACTGCAAGCAATATGGGTAAAATGCAGAATTTGCAAATCACTTTACACAATCACAATAAAAACACAATCACTATGTCCGAAATGCCACTGCCTAAATGGGGCGACCTAAACACTTACGAACGCCACAAACTCATTGGCGAGTTAATTGATTCAATGATTTATAGCGGAGAAGCACTTCAGCACCTTCAAGAAACTATTGAGCAGTTCCGATTGATGGGATACGTTAAGTCTATTATTTTACCTGAAACCAACGAAATATGAAAACCTGCACATATTGTAAAAAGGAGAAACCTTTAGAGCAATTCAATAAAAACATGGGAACGAAGGATAAACACGCACACAGATGCAAAGCGTGTGAGAAGGAAATCAAGAGCAATAAAAAAGATATTTACTCGGATTTGTACCGAATTTTTTAACAATCAAAACAATAAAATGACAAAGGAAGAACTTAGAAAAACGAGAAGAGCAAAAGAAGTAACGCAGGTAAAGTTGGCAGAACTATCGGGAATCTCACTTGCGACAGTTAACCGAGCAGAAAAGACTGGCAAAGTTTATTTAAAAACAATGCAAAAATTATTTCAAGTATTGGAAGAAATATCTTAATTTTAAATCAAATCAAATCACAACAATGAAAAAACAAATCACAACAAATGTCCGCATACCTGCGGAATGGTTAAAGGTCAGCATCGCAGACATTATGATTATGGTAACCGCTACCATCAACGATGGAGTTGATTACGTTGATGTTCAAGTTAGGGAAATCATTATCCCAGGGTATCACTGCATCAACATCTTGCCTCAGTTCC